GCATTAAGGTTTGCTGGACCTAAGTTATATGTCCATGATACTAAGGCATCATATTGATTTTGTTCTAGTTCTACTTTAACAGCTTTGTCTACATAAGCTTCGTATTCTTCAAGCTCTTCGTCTAACCATGCATCTGCTTGTTCTTGTGTACAAGTATCTCCCATTTTAACATCTTTGGTTCTGCCCCATGCTATTGTAGGAACTCCTGCTGCACATAAATATGCTTCTAGTTTACAGCCTTCAAATTTCTTAATTAGACTTTTTCCCTCTTCCGATATCTTCATCTTCGTTCTCCTGTTTATCAAGCTCCCTATAATATTCAATAATTGAAAGAACTTGTTTAATATACCTTTTTTGTTCTGCTGTGTTGACTGATAAGTTTTCATAATCTTTTGTACTCAATGCGTAGTAAGCTTGTCTAGGTGCATTACCTTCTTCTACTAATTTTAAATATTCTGCCATTAACTCTGGTGTAAGAACTTCCCAATCAATATCTACTAACTGTAACTCCATTGGTAATGGAGGATGATATAAAGGTGCTGGTTTAGCAATAGTCACAACCTCAACAGGTTTTGTTTGACTTGGTATCATTGAACAGCTTGTTATTGCTACCAAACTAATTATTGCTAGTATCTTCTTCATTCTCTTCCTCAAATTGATCTGGATCAGTTAAAGCTATAAGTTCTTCTTTGACTTTTTTAGTTCCTTTATTTACTATCTTTTCAATAAGTTTTGGTTTTGACAATGCTAAATTATCTAAGTCGTGCTTTGCGAATGTGTTACGTAGTTGGTTTACTTCTCGTAATGCTTCCTGTTTTTGCTTTTCTATTGTTTGTATTTGTTGTTGTACCTTCTTTTGTGTTTCCAGATGATTTTTAATTGACTCGTTCTGTTCTGCTATTTTAGTTTCTAATACTATTGCATTAGCTTTAAGCACAGATATCTCATCAAGTAATCTATCTATATACCAAGCACTACCTGCTACACTAGCTATTAATAATCCACCGAGTATAAGTGTTAGTTTTCCCATGTATATACCTTTATTGGTTTACTTTTACCTTTAACTTTAATCTCTCCTAATGATTTTAATTCATATGAAGATGCTTTCATAGTGCTATCCGCAATAACTAAGTTAACTCCTAACTCCTTACAACTTGACTCCATTCTAGCTCCAAGGTTTACTGCATCACCTATAGCTGTATAATCAAAGCGTGTTGCACTTCCCATATTTCCTATCACAGCTTGTCCAGACGATAGTCCGATTCCAATTTCAATTCCTAAGTCTGCTGCTTCTATGTCGTGTTTTATTTGAATCGCTGTTTTTATAGCAGCATCTTCGTGATTGTCTAAATCAAGTGGTGCATTAAAAATAGCCATCATTGCATCTCCAATATATTTATCAACCATACCGCCATTAGCCTGTACTGCACTTGCTTGTATAGTAAGAGCTTTGTTCATAAGCTCTGTAACTTCTTCTGGTTCTAGTCTTTCACTAAGAGATGTGAATCCTCTAACATCAGTAAATAAGAAGGTAGCATATCTTTTTTCTCCTGATAATTTTAAAAGCTCTGGATTATCTTGTAGTCTTTTGACTTGTCTTGGATCAAGGTAATGTTCAAATTGTTTTTTGATTTCTTGTCGTAATTTAAACTGCTGTCTAAATCTAAAATAATATTCTTGTAGTGATATAAATACTGCTGATATTAAACTATAAGTAACATCAATAAGAATATTACTTTTAATTAACCAAATACCACCAGCACCAACACTTGCAAATACTATTGCTGTAGAAACCAAACTCCCATTTAAGCCTAAGAAGTTGATGAGTATGAACAATACTAATGTTATAAGAATTAATATGAATACTTCAAATACTAAATGAGAGTCTGGAACTTGTGGGCTATTTTGTATTAACATAGATTCAGCTAATGCTGCTTGTATCATATGCGGATACATCAAGCCATTTGGTGTAGATACTTGTGGCATTACGCCCTTTGCAGTTACGCCTACAAAAACAAACCTACTAGCTACATCCATTTCTTTTAATGTAGTCTGTGGTGTATCTACCCAACTAATCCATTTTCTTCCGTAGTTATCTACTTTAACAGAGGGCAAGCCCTGTACAGCAATCTCCTCAATCCCATTGCTTCCTGCCTTAAGGATATAAGTGTCCGCTTGTATCAGGGCTTTTAAAACCTGTGTACCAAAAGATGCTACCCATCCATCAGGTGTTTGCATCAGTAATGGTAATTGTCTAACAAGACCATCTACATCTATAGGTGCAGATACTATGCCTTGATGTGCATTAGCTTTTAATATTTCTATATTTTCTAATACACCTTTTAGTTCTATGCCTTGTACATCAGGTCCAATAATTACTGTGCCCTCTGTTTTTGGATAGCTGCCATTATCTATTTCTGGCATTGCTATCACGCTATGGGAATATGATAATGCTTCTGCAAAAGCTTCATCTCCCTGGAATCTGTCTGGTTCTGGAAATAATATAACCCAGCCAACTCCTGTAGCTCCTGCATTTAAAAGGTCTACATGAATTTGTGCTAGGTCTCTTCTTGGAAAAGGATATCCTCCTCTTGCCTGTACATCTTCATCTGTAATATTTAAGATTGCAAAGTTACCGCTTTCTTCTGGTATATCTACAAATACGTCAAAAGTTTTAAGCTTAAGTATTTCAAGTGGTTTAACTTGAAATAACAAAGGTAATAAAAATATTGCAATAAATAGTACATATCTCTTCACGATCCTTGTTGTATCCTTATGACAGAATCTGATCCGCCATTTATAGTTACAACTCTTGATACACCATCTTGTATAAAGATTACTGTGTAACTATCATCTCCATCAATAATAACTTCTGCAAAGTTTGATACATTACGGATTAGTCTTACTTCTGATCCTTGTATTAATGTAACAATTTGTGTGCTTGTATCTTGACCTATGTCAGTACCTCTTATGTCAATACCGCTTGCAGTCACAGCTAATCTATCTACTTCTTCTTTTGTTGCAAGTGCATCAATAATATCTAACAAATCTTCAAGAAAGTTTACATCAAGATAATTTATATCTAATTCTGTAAACTCTAAGTCTGCTTCGTTATCTAAAAAATCTTCTGCTAAGTAATCTATATCAAGATCATTAAAATCTAATATATCGTTTGTTTGTAAAACTTCTTCACTTTCTACTATAACTTCTTCTTTTGGAGGAGAAACTATAAGCATATTGTCAATAACATCTAAAGTTAAATCTAGTATGACAGGACTACTAGGTGCACTTTCATAGACGTTTGTTGTTGTTGCTTGATATGGTTTATTTAAAGTTACTGAACCTAATGCTGTAGTAACTATTATTTCACCGCTTGATTCTCCATCTAATCCTGGCAAAAGTATTATTAAACTTCTACCTAGTTCATCAACAGTAACTGTAAAGTCTGTACCTCTAATTGCTATATCAGCAGTTGGTGTTTTAAGAGATATATTTTTTTTATCTATTTTGTTAAGACTGCCACTAACAAATCTAATAGTGCCACTTGCAAAGTTAAGTGCCATCTTTGACTTGCTTGGATTAGGATTATAGACATATTCATCTATAACTAGCTTAGAATGCTCTGTAAGCCTTACTATGCTACTGTCAATAAATTCTATACCTAATCTACCACTAGCAGTTCTAACATCGTCAAAGGACTGTATGCCAAACTTAAGTTCAGCGTTATAGTCTTTATCTCTTAATACTTTAGCGTATCCGTTAAGCTCTGATATGTTTCCTATATCAGCAACTTGTGCTGGTTCCGCCATCGTTCTGAATGACACAAACAGTACCATTAGAACCATTAGAGATGATCTTAAGCCAATCATTATCAAGTGTACTCTGTTGTTGTATGTTGAATGTTCTATTAGAACCTGTGTGATCTAAATAGAAATAACCACCTGAATATCCATCTGCATCAAATGTAATAGTGTTATCACTACCATCAATATCAACATAGTTTGTAGCTAAATCATAATCTATAGCAAATGTTAATTCATTACTTGATCCATTGATAATCCAATCTAAATCTAGCGTAGAAGCCATAGCTGCGGTAGCTACATCTAAATCAAACTCGTTAGAGTTACCTGTAACATTTACATTAAAGTTACCGCTATCAGCTCCGTAAGTATCATTAGGATCAACTGTAATATTAAATATATTGCTGTCGCCATCAAACTCAAAAAAGCCTGTAAAAGTATCAGCAAAGATATCTCCTAAGAATTGGTTTGAAGAACCAATCTGATTTATATCTAAAGTCATAGTACCTCCGTCAAGATCAAGTGGTGTCATAGTGCCTGCTACAGCATCTGCTCCTCCAATGATATTGCCAGAACCTAATTGCTCCAGATCAATGTTTGCAGTAGCACCTGATTGGTCTACTGATATTTCGTTGTCGTCTGCATATACCAGACCGACACTAAGTAAAAGTGTAATAAAATATTTATTCATGTTTCCAATAACTCCTGTCATAACCTATATTTATTATCTCAAGAACTGCTGCTTCAACAGCCTTCTCTAAAGCAATAGTTCCTGATTCGTTAGTTGTGTATCCAACTTCAATTTCTACAAGCTCTGTACCTGCTTCAATGAACCTGAATGCATCCTGGCTTTCTGCATAACTAAAGATAGTCTTAGAGGTTAACACCTCTATTAAAACTTCCCCTGTCGTTACAGAAACCATCCTAAGAGATACAGTTACTTTATCTTCTCTGTATTGGTGATTAGCACCTAATCCTAAATATCGTGCTCCTCCGCCACCTGTTCTTATGTTTGTATCGTATGCTATTACTCCGCCTTCTAATAAAACTCCTGCGAAGAGTAATGGTGGTAGAGGTCGTTTGCCATCTTTATCTTCAAACTGCTCTCTTGTTGATCTTATTAATTGTCTTTCTTTTGTAAGGTTATCTAGTCCTACTCGTTCAGCTACTATAAAAAACTCGCCATTTGCTGCGTTCTTTAATGCTCGTATAAGTAATGTATGTGGAGCTTGTGTTATCGCTGTACTAAATAAAGCAAATGAACTATTACTTTTTCTTTGTCCTGTTTGATCTGTAAAGCTTGTAGGATATACAGCTACTACAGTTTTTTGCAAAGGTACTTGTATCTCATGCAGTTTAGAAAACTTTATGGATTCTACTTGGGCTTGATCTAAACCCTGTCTCCAACTGATGCCTTGATTGACTGGACCAAGATACGCACAACTAGAAATAAAAATCGCCAACAGGCAAACTAATCTCGGTAACATTTCCATTCGCATCCGTTATTTTTAAATATATTATTCCGTCTATAATTTCGTATGATACTGTTGTATCTAGTAGAGTAAACTCTCCACTTGTCTGTGGATTTTCTCCAAATAAATTGTTAACAAGCTGTGAACTTAATTGTGCATAAATCCTAGACTCTAAGTTTCTTATGAATCTTGCTAATGTAGTATTATTCTTTTCTCTTTCAGCAGCTTCTTTTAATGCTTTGATTTCTTCTTTCAAAGCTTTCTTTCTATTAAACTCCTGGTTTTCTATAGTTAGATAGTGACTAGATGTGTTAATACCTGAGAAGCTAGGGTTCTTAAATTGATGCACCATTTCATCAGAACGAATGTCTACAGCTATAACTAACAATACAGCAGACAATCCAAAAACAACGAGCAGTTTATCGTACTTGGTCATCAGTCTTTCCTCTGATCTTCTCTATCTGCTTTCGCTATTTTGTTCATATCTATTAGGTTGCTTTGCCCCAATAAAATTTTAATCATTGTGTCCTGACGTATGATTTCGTTGTCTAGCGATCTAACCCTGTCTATAAGGGCAACCAAGATACCATGCTGTGAGTCTAGCTTAGTACCTAGTCTTTCTTCCATGTGGGAGATTAACTCAGCTTGCTTATCATCAAGTGTATCAAGCTTAGTTTCCATGCCATCGATGATACGGTTAATAAGTTTCCATATAAAGAAACCTAATCCTAATGCAGCAGCTATCGGAAAGCCAACCTCATTTATAAACTGTACTGCTTGTTCCATATAACATATAAATTATACATTTATTGGAACCAACTGCGAACTTCTCCTAATACCTCGTT